CCGCCGGTTGACGTCTGTGCCTCCTCCAGATCGGCTCCCGCAGCTCCGGATCCGGACACATCGCAGTATAACAGTAGGCCGGCATCGTCGCACTATGCGTCTCTGGCCTGGGGCCTTTCAGTATGTATTCCTGCTTTGCCGCTCTGGCCTGTGCCGACTGAAGGGCCATTGCATGTTCTTCTTTTCTATCCATGGCGTCTCCTCCATATCGAATACGGAATCACCCAAGCAGGCATCGTAATCGCTACAATCACCATCATCGTAGTCCGGCCCCAGTACCTCATGATCCGCCTGGTCCTACGCCATACAGCTGCCAGGCCGGATACCATCTCGTCCATTTGTTTGATCATCGAATCTCCTCCCTTCGTTAGGAAAATATCAGTTTAGCGAATCATTTGCATCAGCAATACACTCCAAAGTAAATTTCATAGCATTATGTAGAGAAATTTTTTGTTCAATTGCTACTCTCTCAGCAACAGCTTTACATGCTGCCACAACCATAGTTAAATGATTTACAGTATTTCCTATCCGAAAAATTCTTACTTTATACTTACCTTTAATACAAATCAAAATTGCCATACAATGTATCTCCTATCACTTGTCTTTTTCTCACATTTTGATACAATAAAATTATTACTAAAGAAAGGTCGTGTTATTATGCCAACTGAATTTGATGCTCTTGTTAAAGCAACCGGAAAAGTAATTGAAACCGTTCCTGAAGTTTACGATGATTTGTTAAAACAAGCCACTCAAGAATCCGGAAATTTTCTCGCCATCATACCACAAACCATTAATGCTGCGCTTTTGCCTTTACGAAAATGGAATATCGAACGCGAATACAATTTTAAAGAAACTGAAAAATTATTAGCACAAAAATTGGAGCAGGTCAGCCCAGACAAAATAATTACTCCAGAACCTTATGTTGCTATCCCCGCCATTCAGGCCATCTCTTATACAATGAATAGCGAAGAATTAAGAAATCTATATGCTAATCTTCTTGCGAAATCTATGAATGTCGATACCAAGGATAATGTTCACCCTGCATATTTAGAGACAATTAAGCAATTATCTCCTGAAGATGCGGCGTATTTCAAACATATTTATCTACTAGAAACGCGACCACTGATTGATGTTAAATTAGCACTTCCTAACTCTGCTTCCGTAACTATAGCCGCAAATTCCAATCTGTTTAGTGTCGGTTATGTTAAAAATTTTGCTCTTTCTCTTGATAATTTATGTAGATTAGGCTTAGTAAAAATACCAATTGACATTTGGTATGCAGAAGATTCCATTTATGACCAATTATTGGCGACCGTAAAATCCGAATACACTTTCGATAAATACAAACATTTAAGGCCAGATGCAACGGATATAACTTTTGATAAAAAACGTATTGATATTACAGACTATGGTGTTAACTTTTATTCTACCTGTATAATTTAGTTTTCTATCTGTCCTCCCTTATTTTTTAGGGAGGACTTTTTCAGCTAAATTATTAACTTACCACTACAGTTTCACCGCAGGCCGGACACTCAATCTGCTGCTCATACTCATTCATACCGGTCTGAACAGTTTTCAGATCATCTTCCTTGAACTCTAGCAACGCCCCACATGCCTGACATAAGATCCGGCGCTTCTGGCCGTACTTAATTACTTCTACCATCTGTATTATCCTTTCATGCTGTCGTACAGCAAATGCAATGCGTCCAACCTCATCATATTTTTACGGTAATGGGTTGACTCTTTAACATCTTCCGGCGCCCCCAGGTATTTGGCTTCCAGACAAACGATCTCCTGCCCCACGTCTGCCAATGTATATGGCCGGTCGCTATCCTCCTGGACCTCTTCATAATCTGCATCGATCACTGGATCCGGATCTGCTGGCTTAACAGGTGCTGCTTCTGAATCCTGCATTTCTCTCCACTCTTCAAACGCTTTCCGTACCTGTGTCCCGAATCGAATATAGCTACATATCCCCAGGTCCTCGTTGCCGCGCGAAAACTCTATGATCTCTGCGCAAGGATACGCGATTACATCATCGCCTATTTCAATCGCCCGATCTGTTTCATCCGCCAGATCCTCCAGTCTCCACTTGATTGTCTCATCGTTTAGGCTACCTTGTAATATGCTGTACCGCAGGCGTTTCCCGTTCTTTTCCACCAGTACGCGGGCAAGGTTCTTGATATATTTTTCTTTGGCCTGCGGCAAGCTACCAAATTTCCAACTTTCATCTGGCGCCGGATCCTCATAGACGTGCTGGATTTCTGGCTTAATCGGTTTGGGTGCTTCCGTTTTCTGCTCCGGCTCCTCCGGTCTCAGCTGCGAACTGTTACACTCCCACTTGCACTCTCCGCGCTTCGTACATTCCCAGCAACATGACCGGCCGCAATTGCTACCATCTCCAGGTATGAGTTTCTGAGTCTCTGGCACTGTACAGCTGTATCCTTCTCGGTGTATGCAAGGTGTAAGGTTCGTATTCAATGCCTGCGTTAGCTGATCTGGATTATTATTTTGTTCGTCTTGCGCCTTCTTAAGTGCAACCACATTCCACATGCTCTGCACTGCAGCACATAGATAGAACCAATCGCAGTCACCAACCCAGTATTTTTCGTCATAAAACTGAATGCAGTCCTGAAACAGATTAACATGCGCTATACCGTTGCCACGAGGATCCTTGAAATACCATGCGCCCTTTCCTACAAGCGATTCTTTCAGCTGTTTTTCGGACTCATCGACTTTCAATACTCTGTTCATGTAATCTGCTTTCATCCAATCAAATTTAGCTTCAATTAGCTTCACAGCTGCCACCTCGCAGTATTCCCGGCGAAGGTCGTAATCCATATCTGGTAATGTATCTTGTTGCGATATCGCAATAGATTCTTCGATCTGCTGCGTTTCTGCAGCGCCTTCCGGAACGTCCTCTACCAATTCTACGAGTTCTTCAATGTCCATAGAAAATTCCTGCTTCCGTATCGAAGGCGATGGCGGAATCTCAAACTCCTCTTCTGGAAAGATATCAGGAAAGTCCACTTCAATCTCATGTTGGCCCGGCAACTCTATGTATGGGATCTCCTTCGGCTTACGCATGCCGCGGATATCCTCCACACGATCTGTCGGCTTAACCTGCTCCAATTGCTCATCTGTCAGGGCAAGCATTTCCTGTAACTGGCTCTTTCCAAATGCTTTGTATTCTTCTTTCACATTGGGGCTATTTCCGTCCTGAGAGAAACGGTCATTCATGGTCATGTACCTGCTGGCCGTGCTCATGCTGATGCCATACTCAGCCTTAGCAAACTCCCATACGCTTTGGTATCCGTCCTCAAGGAATAATTCCCGGTCACGAACACATTTCAGGTAGAATCCTATTGCAATAAATGATCTGGCCGCCGTCGTTATATTCGCTTTGATGAACGTCTTCGCATCATCAAGACTGAACTGCCTCTCATACCACCGGATCTCATGCGGCGGATCCGCACTCATGACCTCAGTATTTTTTTCATTTTCCATCTTGAACCTCCTGTAACTGCTGCATGACAATGGCATCATAATCTATATCCCGTTGGGGGAATTGCTGGAACTGGTTGCCCTTCATACCTCCCCCATCTTTCCCAGTTCCTTTATTTTTTAATGGGAATACCCCTAACCAGCCATTCATAATGGACTGATTTAGAACTGCCACCTTACCCTCTGTACTTCCCTCCAATTTATCAAGTTCCTTCAACATAAGAGCGATAGCATTTTCTGTCATAGGTTTTTTAAGTTTTTCTCGATTATCTATAAAATTCAGGATAGCCCGGTTTAAATTCTCATCCTGCACGTAGAAAGTATTATTTCTATCCTTTACTTTACTTTTCTTTCCTTTACTTTCCTTTAGGGATACTTCTCGGGAATTACTTCCGTTTTTCCCGGAATTATTCTCTTTTTTCTGAGATTTATCAAAAATAGAGTTCACTTTTATAAAGGGTTCCGTTTCTTCTTCACTTAAAAGCCAGAAACCCTTTACTTCAATTGGATTCTTCTTTGCCCGTTCTTTTACGGCAAGTTGGAATCTCCTCTGTATTCCGGTTGAGGTTAAAACAGCGTCCGACTGGAAAAGCATACTATCAAGCATCGACCGGTCCAGCAAGAATGTTAAAACCTGCATCACCTTATCCGAATTCATATTTAGATCATCTGACATAATAAACAGCCTGTCTTCATCGAATCGGATATAATACCCCGCGCGATAGATCTCACATAACAGGTAAATATAGATTGCAATACCATCTACCCCATACCGCGCCTTTAGAATTTTGATTTTAGGATCAGAAAAAAAGTCAACATCAAGCGGAAAGTAATCAATCCCCTCTTTCTGAGGTCTCGGCATGCTATCTGCTCACCCGCTTTCAATATCCTTTATATACCTCCGCTACCCGTTGAATGGCAGCGGAGGTAGTACCAATGGCGTTGGTGTCGTGACAAATCAAAACCACAGAGGTAACATATTAACCGATTACTGTAATACTATTGCGGATATTCTCACCCATGTCGCTGATCTGCTCCATCAGATAGTTCTTGATATTGTAGATCGCTTCATTCTTCCAGATGCCGCCCTCGGCCTCAACAATCTTAAAAGCTGGAACCTCCTTGTCTCCGATCCGGAAGACAAACTCACTGGAAGGCTGTGCCACTTCCTGGAATGTTCGGTATGGAATCAGTGTAACCGGATTGGGGACAATCACGTCTGCCTTAGATGCAATACCCACATTCATCGTGGCTACCTGAGTCCGGCCATCATCCGTAAAGGTCTGATCGTTCTTTTTCTCTACATTGCCCGCTAACTTCATGACTGCTTCCAAATCACCATTCATTTCGAAATTAGCCTGCAAAGCAATCATGAAATTCTCCTGATCGTACCACTGATCAAACCGGAATCCGGACACATTGGCCTCGGTCTCAAACAAGACTTCCCTCTCACGCTCCTTATCAAGCACTGACATGAGTTTTACTCTTGTAGGACTGACAATGTGGATAATCATGTTTCCGCCAAACTCCTGACTGCAAGAGTTAATATAATCCAGCATCGACGTAAGGGTAGACGCCTCAATGGCTCTGGCCTTCGGCGCCTTATCATATCTGGTCAGTTCCTTATCTGCATAAGTCTTCCCGTTGATTTCCAGCACCTCTGTCTTTTCTGCTTCCACGCTTAATCCTACTACATACTGTAATGCTGCTCTTAAATCTTCCATGTTCTCTCTCCTTCTTAATTTGCCTTTCTTAAGTCAATTGGTTTCTGATAATTCTGTGGCTCTATGATTTCCCCGGTATCCGGGTCAAATCCCCTCTCATCTGCCATGGCCTGCGGCGGGATTGTCTCTGCCCGAACCGACACAGCTTCACCTACTACTGCCATGGCCTGTCCTGCATTTCCATACTCACTTACCTCAATCCGGCCTGTTTTAAGATCCTGTCCGACAAGCATTAATGTCTCATCAGCTACAGGCGGTGCCATACTTATATTAGTAGCAATCGACGTTTTAAGACTGCGCCGGCTCTTATCCGGTTTGAACGTAATCTTAATCGTAATGCTCCTGGACTTTTCCGGATCCGTGTTAGGATCCACTATATTACGGCCGATCTGGGCCATAGCAAGAGAAAAACGCTCTAAAAGTGCTCCTCCGCACAAACTGTCTAAACTGATCCTTCCCATATGCATTCCTCCTTCCTCTAAAGATATCTATCAACCAATTCCGTAACGCTGCAATCAGTTTCCTGACTCCAAACATCCCAGAATTCGATTGTTCTTGAGATCGGCCGCTCATTCGCCAACTCTACTTTGATTTTAAGCGGGATGGGTACCGCATCACCGACAATCAATACCTCGCCCGGATTAAACATCGTAACAGCGTCTATGATCTTATCGTCCCCGTCCGGAAGCATTCCTTTGATGAGCGACTTATCATTTTCGTTATTCAGCTTCCCAATGATAAAGTTCGCGCACTGGGCCACGATGGTCTTGTTCAGTTCTGACGGCCGCTGAGTCGCCGGAAAGAGAGTTATACCGAACTTACGTCCCTCTTTAGCGATATCCTCAAAAACCTCAACCATGCGCCGCTGGCTGGCCGACAACTGGAAATTATCCGGAATATAGACGTGGGCCTCATCGCAGACAATCGTCACTGGACGGATATGGTCCATGTCCTGCTGACGCTGAATATCAAAGATCAACCGGGAGATCACCCCGATGATTGGCAGTGCTACATCATGTGGTACTCCGGAAAGATCGATGTTCTTCACGGGATTGTCAGTACCCAGTACTGCCTCCATCACATAATACAGATAACTCTGCAGCTCATCAGTAAACATGAAGCTATACCGGCTATCTAAAATCCTGTCCTTCAGAATATTGATGGTACTGGTGAGTTTCCCGTTGTACTCCCCTTTCGTGGTCTTTGCAGTTCCTGCTTTATCTCCAGTCTTGTAATACTCTCCCGTATGTACAGTTTCATTGTCCATACGCTCCATTTCAGCTATCCATGCACTATAGCTGAAGTACATGGGCTTATTCTCTTTTCCTTCCGGACACACCCGGTAATAGGCTTTCCGCAGTGCTGTCATAACCGTAGTTGCGGATTCTTCCCGGATCTTTAAAATGTTCGTAACGATATCTTGGAATCCAAACATCCAGATTGGGAATGGGAATTTCTCCCCAATTTTAATGTTTGACGCATAGGACAACTGGCTGTACTCTCCGTGGATATCAAATACCACCAGATTGGCTCCGGGCAGCTTTGCTGTCTCCTCCAGGATCTTTGCTACGGTCTCAGACTTGCCGCATCCGGTATTGCCTACGATGCAGGTGTGGCGCTGGAAGAACTTGTTGCCGTCCACCACTGCATCACACTCATAGGCCGCATAGGTTCCAATCCGAAAACCTCGACTGTCATTTATCAGCATCGCCTGGAATTCCACGCCGCTGATTGGTGTGATTTGAACGCTGGTTGTCGGGTACTCGTCAATCGCCTTCACGAATCGGCCATTTTTAAGGCTTCCAATGATGGTACAGTCAATCGTCTTAATGCCAGTAATCTCACCGAGGAAATCCTCCTCGCCGATACGCTCCTCGGAATCGGTATCCATCAGGCCAGTGACCATTGTAACCAGCTCCACCCAGCCGTCCGATACACTCAGCAGATCATTAATACGGATATTCTTAAATTCTGACATGTTCGTCCTGATCTGGACACTGTCGCTCAATATTTTTACAAGCTTCATATCTTCTCTCCTTACAGCTCCAGGAGCTCATTGTAATTCCGGATTGCAGCTCCCTTTACAGACTTACAATAGTCACAGTGCCCGCAATACTCCGGTGGGACAATCCCCCTTTTTACATCGGCGAATCGGGCCATATTCTGGATAATCTCATCCATAGCCATATCAAGTGTGGACTGTGGTATCTGGAAGATATCCAGATCCGTCACCCGCTCCTTCGTGGCCACGGCCAGATAAAACGGCAGCCGCTCACCAGTTACAGCCTCCACGCCGGCTTGATACACCGCACCCTGCAGGTCGTAACGCCACAATGGTAAAGTTTTGAAATTCGCTACCACCTTAAGATCTGTAATACAGATGCCAGGCAGGTAACTGTCCATCTTCATTTTCCACGGCACTCCGAACATATCAAATGTCATGATCCGCTGCTTCTCTCCGCTCATAAACTGCATAAACAGCGGATCAGCTTTCACCCGGCCAATGATCTCGTTGGCCTTACGGAACTCGCTGCGTAATTCGTTCTTCCGTGTGAATAACTCAGGATTTTCTGCCATAAATTGTGGAAGAGTGCCTTCAAAGTAAGAATCTACAAAGGATCCTACCAGCAGGGCCCGCGTAACAGGCTGCTGATAATCTCCCCGTATCTTTGCCAGAGCCATAGCCTCACACTTCATGAAATCCTTATACTGGGATACGGAGAAGAACGCCTGACTCATCTCATTACTGTAATAATTATCCGCTGTCAATTCTATCCCCATGACTTCACCCCTTAATTGAATGGCAGATCCGGATCACCTTCCGGAGGAATAAATGAAGGATCAGGCTCCTGCGGCTCTGGTTCTGGCTCTGCTGTGGCTGCTTTCTTCTCCTTCTTTCCTGTCTGTTTTCCATTCTTATCCTCAGGAAATGGATTATTGATCTCTGCATCATCTGTCACTGGCATCATTTCAAAGTAGTCTTCACGCTTCGCCATACCGTCCTTTAATGATACATAAACCTTCTTTAAGCGGATCAGGTTCTGCATCGTGAAGCTCTCGATCTTACAGCCAATGAACTTCTCTAACATTGCTACAGTTACGCCATACTCTTTTTCAAATGTGGCCGCCACTGCCCTGATTGTATCTTCCAACGGTTCTTTATTCTCCCCAATCAGGGTCTTCTCGCACTGGGCGATCGCAGATTCAATTACATCACCCGGAATGATACCAAGGATACATGCCCTGAGCCTGCGGGCACCGTAGTTAGCCACCTGCTCATAGATGTCCCGCGGATCCGTAAGTGCAACATTCCCGCCTTTCTTGGACCGGATATGCGGCACTGAGAAGACCTTAGTCTGTCTGGCGTTTGTCTCCAGATCCCATGCATATGCCATGACTTGGCTTTCGCCTTTCTTCTGTTCTAACTCGATGATCCCGAAATCAATATTGCCCCAGGCCTGCGCCATGGCCTCTGCCAGTCGGATAGATGGCCCGGTCACACGCTCACCGCCACGGGGATATTCATACATTGACTTTTCCGCCAGTCCCTTGCGCTGGCAGGCTACCATGATACGGTTAAAACTCTCAAACTCATTGCGAGGGAACTTCTTAGCTATCACCATGGCCGCCTGGACTTCCTGCGCCTGACGACTCACAACCATAGCTGTTGTTGTGTTCTGCGGCGCCACCGCAACTTTGTTCTCAAAAATATTTGCCACCTGTTCCATAAATCAATCCTCCTCTTCCTCTGGAACCCAGTTTCCTGAATAAAACCATTCCACCAGCATTTCCTTGAATTCTTCTCTTTCAGGCCCATACAAGCATCTAAAAATCGCGTAAGAATATGCATCAACAGCCTTGATTTCATTACCCTGTTCCGGCCCAATTCCTCTATATCCTTTACCCGGCATACTGTCTCTCCTTTTTCGGACTGCAGTAAACAATCTTAACCTGCAAACTTCCGGTCGGCTTGTCCTTAATCATGCAGTCATCACAGATACGCTCTTCGCCCGGATCCACATTCACGGGCTTGCCGCACTTATCGCATTTATAACCAAACATCTTGCAATCCTCCTCGAATTCCCTTATACTAAGGGTGTATAATATTTAGCAGTTACTTTGATTCCCTGGGAGTTGCAGCTCCTGGGGTTTCTGCTTTTATCTCTTTCAACTGGCAGACTGCGCGTTCAAGCCCGCCGGCTTTATCTGTATATGCGCTTACTTTTTTATCCTGCACATCGTCAATACACCAGCCACGCGAATGAACATGAACATCGATACTGGCAGTATGCCCTGAATAATAGAAAAATGCTGTCGGCAGGTTGCCGGTAATAGCCTGTTTACGCACGCCCAGTCCGTTGATATCCAGCGCCAAATCAAGCAACCTGTGGATCTGTTCACGCTTCCGCTTCTCAGCCTTCTTTCTTAATCTATCTCTCATTATCCTTTATATCCTCCTTCCAATTCCTGCACATGGGTATTCATATAGTAGATTGTCATGTGACTAATCTGTGCGAATTCGTCATAAGTAATTGCTTCCAGCTGGCGCGCCATACAAGCCTGTCCATATGTCTGATAGAGCAGGTCACGCGACAGGGAGCGCTGCACATACCGCGCTTGTTTTTTCCAACTGTTTCATGATTGTTTCTCTCTGCATCTGATCTCCTTCTCTCAAATTAATCTCATCAACAGCAGATACCCTATGTAAGCACAAGCCCCCGCTCCGGCCAGATCAAAGATCCCAACCAGCAGCCATTCCACCCAGCCCACAATCGGCGGCCGACTGTCGTCCTCGAAGTCGTCGAGGTTGTCAATGTACTTCTGCACGTCCATCACCTCCCACTGCTTGTCCATCAGTCCCGGATCACCCGGGAGTCTGCACTCTTTTGTATCCCGCATATGACATTGCTGTATCCTGTAACAAAATTGCAATCTCTGCTCTTTTTTCTTCTGAGAGAGTATCCATCAGGACGTCCTCTCCGTCGATCTCGATATAATTTTCAATGATCAGTTCTTTTGCCATATCACCACCCCTCTCTGATAGATTGTATGTATGACTGGTTGTACTACTTGCGTTGTCCTTTCTCTTCCTCATCTTCCCATTGACACCTTCACATATCCGAGGTACAATAGTCTTACATACCGAATGTATGTTCGATCATTATTCGAGAAAATATTCGATCGGAACACCAAAGTAATCAGCAAGGATCTTAAGCTTGTCAACCTTCGGTTTGCTTCGTCCAGATTTCCAGTCCGATAAAGTAGACTGAGCAATTCCGGTATCGAGAGATACCCGATATGGCGTGAGATTTCTTTCTTTAAGCAATCTCTCAAATTTTTCGTACAAAAAAATACACCACCTTCCCTTTTAGTATTGTAATTACTTCGGAAATATGATATACTTTATTTGTCGAACGAAGTATATCAATTTAACAAAGCAGCTTTTATACGAACGTTTTATTTCATTTGGTTCGTTCTTCCGAAGTATGGTTATACTATAGCATCTTCGGTCGAAGTAGTCAAGTGTTTTTATAACGTTTCTACGAAGTACTGCTTTTTTGTGAAAGGTGAATAAAAATGTATGAAGTATTTGAGCAACTTTTACAGAAGTATAACATTTCAGCGTACAAGTTTTGTAAAGAGACGGGTATATCACAATCTACAATAAGTACATGGAAAAACAAAAAAAATTTAATCAGTCCAGAAATAGGAAAAAAAGTCGCCGATTACTTCGGCGTATCACTTGATTACTTAATGACAGGGAAAGAAGAACCAGAGGAAAAAAAGAACCCATTTAGTGATCTAAAGGGAATATACTTATCTTATGCCCAAGAAGCCCAGGACAGCGGAATCGATCCGGACGATATTAAGCTTGCATTGGAAACAATAAAGAGATTAAGAGGTGAGAAATGATTGACATCGGAGAAAGAACAGTTATATAGAAACGTCATACGCATGAAACGCTTTTTAGGATTTGGCCCATACCAATATGGAATAAATATTATTAGGCGTTGGGATTATGGAATACAATTAGAAAGGCTCCCGTTTAAGAGCCGGGGGCTTCGTGGAATGACTTATATAAGTGAAAAACCATATCCTGATATTATTCTGCTGAATAGCAAGCGGTCAGAAACAGAGCAAAACTATGATTGTGGTCATGAACTGGTTCATCTGGCTATACATAGGAAGTTAGAACAGAAGGTTTTTAATTGCTTTGACACGGGCGTGGCACCTAAACAAGATCCGTTTCTGGAGTGGCAGGGGG